AAAGGAGTTTCTAAAAATATTCATATCTCTTATATTACTAATGCAAATTATAATTTTGATAAAGTAGCAGAAAAGTTTTTAAGTAAACTACAACAGTTTAAACACGTATCTATGTCTATTAGTATAGACGATTATGATAAACGTAACACATATATAAGAAGTTTAAGTAATTGGGACTTAACTATTAAAAATTTAAAGAGATACGTAAATGAATACCCAGATTTTCATTATTCTGTTACTCAAACAGTAAGCGTATTTAATTTTCTTTATATAGAAGAATTATCTCAATTTTTAATCAAAGAAGGTTTAATGAGTATTAAAGGAAAAAAACCTCTCTTTATGAATGATAATTATCTATTTGCTCCAGAATACCAAAATGTTAATATTTTACCTAAAAAAATAAGACAAGAAAAGATAGATAGTATAGAAGGTAAAGTACCAATTACATTTTTTAATAGATTAAAATCTAATTTTTATAATTCTGAATGTAATAACAGAGGAGCAGAATTTTTAACTACAACTGATGCAGTAGATAGAGTAAGAAGAGAGAAGGTTAGGAATACATTTCCTGAGTTATATAATATAATAGCACATGAGCACAAGATTTAAATGGCCAAAACACGATAAGTTAAAGAGCACAGATACTTTCTGTGTCTTACCTTGGGTGCACTTAAATGTACAGCCAAATGGTGATATATATCCTTGTTGTATGGCTCCTTATGGAGATAATATAGGGAATACTAAAGATGATACTCTAGAAGAGATATGGAATGGAGATACCATGAAAGACATCAGAAAAAAAATGATGAATGGTAAAAGACCTAGTTTATGTCAAAGATGTTTTTTAATTGAAGATAATGGTTTAAATAGTCCTAGATTTACTCATAACGATTATTTTAAAAATCGTATTACAGAGGTCCTAGATAAGACTGATGAAGAGACTGGAGAAGCAAAAGAATTTAAATTAAGATATTGGGACTTTAGATGGTCTAATATTTGTAACTTTAAGTGTAGAATGTGCGGAGTTTACTCAAGTAGTAAATGGCATAAAGAAGCAGTTGAACTACACGGTGATAATACAGCATCAGATACTAAAGGAGTACTTGAATTTAACTCTTCAGGTAAAGAAAATACTTTTGAACTAGTAGATAAATTTATTTATGATGTTGAAGAGATATATTTTGCTGGAGGAGAACCTTTAGTAATGGAAGAACATTACATAATACTAGAAAAACTAATTGCAGCAGGAAGAACAGATGTGAGATTAAGATATAATACTAACTTCAGTCATCTTAAATTCAAAAAATGGGATTTATTTGGAATGTGGCAAAAGTTTTTAGATAATCCTAAAGGACATATACAATTATTTGCTTCTTTAGATGCTGTGGGTACATTAGCTGAAGTTATTAGAGATGGTACTAAATGGAATAAAGTATATCAGAATATAAAGAAATGTCAAGAGACAGATATACAGATATATTTTTCTCCTACTATTAGTCTTTTAAATATGTTCTTTATCGATGAGTTAATTGATGTAGCAGCAGAACTTAATATAGATGTAGATAAAATAAATGTTAATAATATCTTAACAACACCTGGATTCTACGATATTAGATTACTACCTCAGTATTTAAAAGATGAATTAATTGCTAAGTTAACTGATTATAGAGATAATAGAGTAGATCCTCGATATCGAGTAGTAGTTAATTATGGATTAGAAAGTTGGAAGTCATATATTAATACTCCATTTGATGGAGATAGAGATAGGAATGAACAACACTTATTAGCTAATACTGTTTACTTAGATTTAAGCAGAAAACAATCTTTTCTAGAGGTTAATCCTCAATATGCAAAATGGTTTAAACAAATAAGACATAGACTAGATACATCTGGAATAGATTGGAAAAAATTACCAGGAGGTATGAAAAAAGAGCCGTATAAATATGCTACGGACGATACTAGAACTATGATATGACAAAAGTTTTAGACAAAAAAGATTGGGTATGTACTCAACCATTTGAGTTTGCAGAAATATTCGACCATAAAATGTTTATGTGTTGCCCTAACTGGTTGCCTGAAGATCTTGGAAATCCTAATAACATATTAGAAAACTTTAAATCAGAAAAAGCTCAAGCAATTAGAGATAGTATGCTTGATGGCTCATATAAGTATTGTATAGAATCTAGATGTCCTAAATTAACAGGATTAAAAGAAGGTAAAACAACTGGGTTTATTCCTAAATCTGAGTATATAAAAAGAAAAGACGAATTTGAAAACCAATATCCTCATCAGTTAAAATATAATTTTGATCAGAGTTGTAATTTAAGATGTCCTTCTTGTAGATTAACTTTTATAAATTATGAAGGTAAAGAAAGAGAAAGAACAGAAGAGTTAATACAGAATATAGAAGATCAAGTTGGAGAAGAATTAACACATATTGAATGTACTGGATCAGGAGATGCTTTCTTTTCTAGAACATTTAGAAAATGGATGATGAGATTTGATCCTACTAAATATCCTAAACTGCAGTCTATACATTTACATACTAACGGTACATTATGGAATGAATCTAATTGGGTTAGAATGCAGAATGTACATAGATTTGTTAAGAGTTGTGAAATATCAGTAGATGCAGCTTGTAAAGATACGTATGAAAATAAAACTAGGTTAGGAGGTAAATGGGATAAATTAATGAGTAACTTAGAGTATATATCTAATATACCTACATTAAGAAATGTCACATTATCTTTCGTAGTTCAGAATGATAACTATACTGAAATGAAAGACTTTTATAATTTAGCAGGTAAAATATTTGGAGGTAAGAATAAAGAGTGGAGTGTATTCTATAATAGAGTAGTAAACTGGGGTCATTGGTCAAAAGAAAAGTTTGATTCTGTAGATGTAGGGAATCCTAATCACCCAGAGTTTAAAGAATTAATGAAAGTATATAAAACGTTACCTCAAGTAACTAATATAAGACATAATCTAACTATTGAATGAGTTTAAAGTGTACACATATTGATGCTGGTTTAAGAATAGATACTAAAGGTAGTTATTCTCCATGTTGTGCTGCAAGAGAGATAGAGTATAAAGATGACAATGGTCAAGTTATGAATGTCAAAACTCATACTTTTGAAGATGCATTTAATTCACCTACTTTAAGAGAGATTAGAGAAGCATTTAGAAATAATATTAAACACCCAGGATGCTCTGATTGCTGGCAAGAAGAATCTCAAGGAAAAGATAGTAAAAGAATTAGAGATAACCAAAAGACTAAATGGATAGAAGTTCCAAAAAATAAACCTCTTAATTTAGAATTAAATTTAGGTAATATATGTAACCTTGCATGTAGAATGTGCTACTTAGGTTCATCTATGAACTGGAAGAAAGAATTCAACCTTACTAAAGACCCAGATGATCAATGGTCACAAAGTAAGATTAACTTCCTTGCTAAAGAACATAACAACTCATTTACTGATGATAGTATAATATGGGATGAGCTTCATAGAAATATGAAGTATGTTAAATGGATAGATACTTATGGAGGAGAACCTATGATGATGAAAAAACAATGGGATGCTCTCAGGTATAGTGTAGAAAAAGGTTACGCTAAAGATCAATATATACACTTTAATACTAACGGTACTATTTTTAGAGAAGAGTATGTTGAAATATTAAAAGAGTTTAAAGAAGCAAATATATCATTTAGTATTGACGGTACTAAAAATCATTTTGAATACATAAGATACCCAGGTAAATGGAGTGAAGCAGAAAATATTATGGATACTTGGTTGGAAAAAACAAAAAATATTCCTACTATTAAGTTTGACCTATGCTTTACATTTCAAATACTTAACTTACTTAATTATGTTGATACAGCAACCTGGGCAAAAGATAGAGGTATAAGGATATATAGAAATGCAGTCTATGCTCCTCAATATTATAATTCAACAAATATACATGAAAGTATAAAACCTATTATAATTGAGAAGATGAGATCTACTCCGGTTAAGTATCCGGAAATAAAAGAAGAAATAGAAGAAATTATAAGACATGTTAATTTTACTCCGGCAGATAATGAAGCATGGGAAAAATTTAAAAGAGTAAATAGTAGTTTAGATAAATCTCGTAACCAATCTTTTAGTGAAATGTTTCCTATAGAGAGCGAGATTTTAAAATAGTTATATTATGGATGCAATTTTTACTTGGAAACGTTTAACTTCATATGAAGAGTTAGAGAGTACATTTTTTTGGCATTATGCTAAGATTAGTACTCAAACTGCAGGTAAGTTTCATAATACTATATTATATACGGACGAAGAAGGTAAAAAAGACTTTGAAAGGTTTGGTATAGGATTTAATAAAGTTATTACCCTACCAGAATTAGAATCATTTAAAGGAAGTATTTTTAGCATACCTAAAATATATGCTATGATACAAAGAAAAGATCCTTATGTTCATTTAGACTTTGATGTTTTTACTAATATAGCTCATACTACTAACGAACCAATTGCTTTTGGATACCCAGAAGTTAATCTAAAAGTATTTTCTGATATAAATGAGATAGAATACTTAAATGAAAGTTATCTTAAATCTTATAAAGAAGAATTCCATAAGTATTATGACTGTAAAGATTGGGATTGGAGATTAGTTCCTAATTTTGGAGTTTTTATAGTTAACAATCCTTCACTAGTGTCTAGTATATTTAAAGATATACTAAACGAAATAAAAGATTTAAAACCTAATGAAAGCAAAAAGCATCAATACGCTTCTTTTATAGAGCAGTTTTTATTTATGAGAGCTGTAGAAGAGTATGATATTGATTATGAGTTTATATATGATGCACCTAACTTTACATTTAAAGATCAGAACTTTGTGTACGTTAAAGATAAGTTAGTTAATGTAAGTTATAAATCTGGTTTACATAAACACCTTAATACGTTAAAGTTTACTCATTTTCACGGATATAAAAAATACCCAGTATTTAATAATACAATAATTAAAAAATTAATAACAAAAGAAAACCCAATATAAATGTCAAAAGAAAAAAAAGAGATTAATTTACAAGAAGAAGAAGTAAATAATCTATTAGTTTTACAGAATAGAAAGACAGCTTTAAGAAATGAATTAGCTGATATCGGACTTTTAGAGCTATCTATAGAAGAGAGAAAAGAGCGTGCAAAAGCTTTTCATAAAGAGACCACTCAAGCTCAGGATCGTATAGGTAAAGAATTAACTGAGAAGTACGGCCAAGGGTCACTAGATCTTGATAGGAAACTATTTATACCTCAAGATTAGGTTTACGATATAGTCACTCTATTTATATATGTACCCTTACAGCAAAATATGAATTGCGTTTTAGGTATAATGACGATATTTATAAGAGTACTCAATAATATAATTTTCAAAACATGGCAGAAACATTAATTTCCCCAGGCGTACTAGCGAGAGAAAACGACATTTCGGTAATCGCACCAAGTGCTATCGAAGCAGGGGCAGCAATTCTAGGACCTACAGTGAAAGGACCGGTAGAGGAACCTACTAAGGTTACATCATATGCACAATACGTGAATGTGTTTGGTACTACTTTCCCTTCAGGATCTACTAAACAGGAGTTCTTAACTTCTATTGCTGTTAAATCTTACTTTAATCAAGGTGGTAACTCAGTAATTGTAACAAGAGTTGTTACAGGATCATTCGGCGTAGCTAGCAATACAACTATTGCAGCAGATGATGCAGGAGCTGCACCATTTACACTTTCTACTTTAGGAAAAGGATCAATCTATAATAACGTAACAGGATCTTCTTATAACGAAGTAGGGTACGATGAAAATAGCGATGGATCTATCAAATCAGGATCTTCTGATAACCTAAGATGGGAGATAGTAAATCAAGATAAAGTTAACGGAACTTTCGGACTACTAATTAGACGTGGGGATGATAACTCAAAAAACAAAATAATCTTAGAAACATGGAATGACTTATCGTTAGATCCAAACTCTGAGAACTATATCGAATCTGTAATTGGTAACCAATCCAAATCAAAAGCAGTCGATAACGGACAATATTACATCACTTCAGCTGGTGAATATATTAATAAATCTAAATATGTTAGAGTATCTGGTGTTGCAAGACAAACATTAGATTATTTAGCAAACGATGGTATCAATGTAAGAGTAGCAACTTCTACTGGATCTTTACCAACTGCACAATCTGGTTCATTCTCAGGAGGAACTGGTGGTAATGTAGTAGGTGGAGCAACTAGAGATAAGTACTTTGGAGATATTAACGGAACAGATACACAAGGTCTAACAGGAGCTTGTTATTCAGATGCAATATCAATCTTAGGAAATCAAGACGAGTACGTTTATAATATAATTTCTGCACCAGGATTGATTTATGAATTTGGAGATCACAAGACATCATTAGACTCAATAATTTCAACTGCTGAAAGCAGAGGAGATGCAATTGCAGTTGTAGATGTACAGAACTATGGAGCTACTGTAGCAAATGCAACAGGAACAGCTGGAACATTAAATAGCTCATATGCAGCTACTTACTGGCCATGGTTACAAACTCAATCAGCTACAGGTAAAAATGTATGGATACCAGCATCAGTTGTTATTCCAGGAGTATATGCATTTACTGATGGAGCTGCTGCACCTTGGTTCGCACCAGCAGGTCTTACTAGAGGTGGATTAGGAAATGTAATCCAAGCAGAAAGAAAACTTACAAGATCTCAAAGAGATACATTGTATAATGCAAATGTTAATCCAATTGCAACTTTCCCAGGAAGTGGAATATCAGTATTTGGACAAAAAACATTACAAAAGAAGAAGTCTGCTCTTGATAGAGTAAACGTAAGAAGATTGTTAATTGATCTTAAGAAATTCTTAGGAGATACAGCTAAGACTTTAGTATTCGAACAAAATACTATTGCAACTAGAAATGGATTCTTAGCTACTGTTAACCCTTACTTAGAATCAGTAGTACAAAGACAAGGTCTTTATGCTTATAGAATAGTAATGGATGACTCAAATAACACTCCTGATACTATTGATAGAAATCAATTAATAGGACAAGTATTTATTCAACCAGCAAAAACAGTTGAGTTTGTAGTACTAGACTTTACAATTGAGCCAACAGGTGCAACTTTTGGAGCATAATTTTAAACTAACGATATTTATAATAAAGAAATAAAATGGCAGTACTAGATCCAAACGAAATAATGTTCAGAGCCTTCGAGCCGAAGGTACAAAATAGATTCATCATGTATATCGACGCAATTCCGTCTTTCATGATTAAGAATGTAACGGCTCCTTCTTTCACAGATGAGGAAGTTAAATTAGATCACATGAATACTTACCGTAAGATAAGAGGTAAGAGAAATTGGGAAAATATGGATATGACTCTATATGATCCAATAACTCCTTCTGGAGCACAAGCTGTAATGGATTGGGCTAGATTATCTTACGAATCAGTAACTGGTAGAGCTGGATATTCAGATTTCTACAAAAAGGACTTAACACTTAACGTATTAGGACCTGTAGGTGACGTAGTAAGTGAGTGGGTAGTTAAAGGTGCTTTTATTACTAATATGGCACAAGGATCATTTGACTGGGCTACTTCTGATGTTGCAGAGCTTTCAATTACTGTAGCAATGGATTACTGTGTATTGAATTACTAATTAATACTGACCATAAAAAATTAAAGCTCCTAATAAGGGGCTTTTTTTTTGTTAAAAAGTTGGTTCCAAAGTATTTTATTCATATATTTATTATTAGAACTAGTTTTAACAAAATAAGTATATGGAAAAAACAAACAAATTTCCGAGCGAAATTGTAGAATTACCCTCAAAAGGCTTATTGTATTCAAAAGAATCACCTTTATCATCCGGAAAGATAGAGATGAAATATATGACTGCAAAAGAAGAGGATATTCTAACTAACCAAAATTACATCGAAAGAGGTGTAGTAATAGATAAACTATTACAAGCTTTAATCGTAGACAAAGAAATAGACTATAATGATCTATTGATAGGTGATAAAAATGCCTTATTAATAGCAGCTAGAGTACTTGGGTACGGTAAAGATTATGAATTTAACTACGGTGACACAAAAGAGATTATCGATCTTACTCAGTTAAAAGAGAAAGACTTTGATTCTAAAGCGTTTAAAGCAGGTAAGAATGAATTTACTTATACATTACCTACTACTGGAGTTGAAATAACGTATAAATTGCTAACTCACGGTGATGAAGCAAAGATTCAAAGAGAGATTACTGGACTACGTAAGATCAATAAAGATGCTTCACCTGATTTATCTACAAGATTAAAATATATGATTACAGCTGTCAATGGAGATGGTGAAACTAAAACTATTAGAGATTTTGTTGATAATCAATTCCTAGCTAGAGATTCTAGATCATTTAGGAAACACATCGAAAACATTTCTCCAGATGTAGATATGAAATTCTACCCGGAGAACGGTCCAGAGGAGGGGGTGACGATACCCATTGGGGTTACCTTTCTTTGGCCTGACGCAGCAATATAGGGTTAATCTGTTTACTCAGATTCATGAGATAGTATTTCATGGGAAAGGCGGATATGACTACGATACCGTCTATGGGATGCCGATTTGGTTACGTAATTTTACATTTAAGAAGATGAATGATTACTACGAAGAGGAATCTAAACAGTATAAAAAAGGTACACCGGCTCAATCTATGCCAAAAGGACCTAATATTAGAAAACCTTCTTATAGTACTAAGGCTCGCAAATAGCGAGTCTTTGCTATTTATACATATATAATACCACACCGTGAATAAGGAATTAAACGAATTAATTAGACAGTTAGGAGTAGCAGGCGTAAATACAAAAGCCTTTGAAGCTGAGATTAAGAAAGTGGAGCAAGGTTTAGGTAATGCAAATGAATTAGCTGAAACTATGAAAACCACTTTGGCTGGAGCTATAGCAAATGCTAGGGGGCTAAATACTGAGTTCTCATCAATGAGACAAAATCTAGCTGCTAACCTTTCAGAACTAGCAAAGACAAATTCTGCAGTACAACAAGGAGTTAAAGCATATAGAGGACTTACTAGTGTTGTTTCTAATTTAGCGTCTGAAGAGGAAGGTATACAAAAATTTACAAAAAAACAATTAGAATCTTTTAAAAGTAAAGGAGCACTTGCCTTAAGAGATTTAAAAATAGCAGGTAATAGATTAGCTATTGACAAAGGAATAACTGATTTGAGCGGAGCTCAATTAGAAAATAAAATAAATGAATTACTAGCTTCCGAAAAAATAAATGAAAAAGAAGCTGCTATACTTAGAGCTAAAGCAGACGGATATCAAATGGAAGAAAAATCCTTAGCTCTAATAGAGGCTCGTTTGCAAAAAGAGAAAATGGTCCAAAAATCTATTGGATTGACAGGAGCAGCTCTTTCTGGTGTGAATACAATATTAGGTAAGTTAGGTTTAGGCGGATTATCAGATGAATTAGACAGTATCACAAACAAGATACAGGATAATATGCGTAAGGAAATTGAAGCCTTATCCGTTACTGAAGTATTAGGAGGAGTAGATGCAGATAGATACCTCGAACTTGATAAAATTAATAGTTCATTAGATGAACAGATAACAAAACTTCAAGAACAAGAAACCTTAAATGCAGAAGAAAAAGCACTTTTAGAAAAAAGTCTTGCAGCTAGAGAAGCAAATGTTGAGGAACAAAAAGAATTAGTACGTACAGGTAAAGCAGTAGTAAAAACTACTTATGAAGAGTTATCTTTAAGAAGTAAAATTAGCCATCTTGCAGAAGGCACAGCACAAGGTATCTCAGCAGCATTTAATAAAATTGGAGACCCAGGAGTTATTTTTGCTTTTGTTGGGAAAGCATTATTAGGAGCCTCAGATCAAGCAGCTAAGTTCCAAAGAAGTTTAAATGTAAGTTACGGAACAGCATATATGATGCAAAGGGAATTCCAGATAATGGAAGGAACCTTAGGGTCTAACTTTATTACCTCAGAAAAACTTGGTAAGAGCTTTATGGCATTATCTGACTATATGGGTCAGAATGCTTCTGCTATGATGAAAGATGGAGGTACAGCATTAAAAAGTTATACCTACCTTACAGATAAATTACATTTAAGCGCAGATGCAGCAGGACAACTAGTCACGGCAACTAAGCTTTCAGGTCAAAATACTGAAGATGCTTTTGATGCTATGGGTGACCAGCTTACAGCTTTCAATAAAACTAATAAGAGTGCGTTTAGATTAAATGACTTAATGGCTGATATAGGTAAAATGTCTAAAGCTGTAGTAATTCAGTTAGATAAAAATCCACAGAAACTATTAGCAGCCGCTGCAGCCGCTAGAAAGTTAGGAGTAAATATGGAACAATTAGAAGCAATAGGTGAAAGCTTATTAGATTTTGAAAGTTCTATTGAGAAAGAATTAGAAGCACAACTACTTACAGGTAATGCATTAAACCTTAACAGAGCTAGAGAATTAGCTATGATGGGGGATATGGAAGGATTAGCCAAAGAAGTAGGTAATCAAGAAGCAATAAAAAATGCTTTTGCTACTAAGAATGTAATAGCACAAAAAGCAGCAGCAGAAGCTTTAGGAATGTCAAGAGAGCAGTTAGCTCAAATGACTTATCAGCAGGAACTTAATACTATGAATGCTGAACAGTTTGTGGCTAAATATGGAGAAGTAGCTTATAAATCAGCTAAAGCACAATCAGCACAAGAAAAATTTTCCGACGCTCTTACAAAAATGCAAAGTATTTTAGCTAATATTGTCGGAGCGTTCTCTCCTATTATTGATGCTCTCGCTTATATTGTATCTTTCCCAATCGTACCTTATATTATGGCAGCAGTAGTTGCAGCCAAAGCACTTGGTAATCCTTTTGGTGGTATGGTAAAAGGAATTAGTTCTGTAAGAAAAGGATTAGCAGGTTATATGAAAGATATAAGTGGTGCTAAGGGTGCAGGAGCAAAAGTAAAATCTATGTTAGGTCTTGGTGATAAGACTGGCGGTTTAACTAAAGACGCTCAAGGAAGATTTAGAGATGCAAAAGGTAGATTTGCTAAAAATCCAATGTCTAAGACAATGGATAAAGGTAATGAACTTACCGGTAAAATGAAAGATAAAACAAAAGGAGCAAAAGACAAAGGTCCTAAAGGTTTCTTAAAGTCTCTAGGAGATGGATTAGCGCATATTGGTAAAATATTTAAAGATGTAATCAAAGGTGCTACAGCATTAGCAATATCAGGAGTACTTCTTGGAGGTTCGTTTGCTTTAGCATTAAAAATGGTTAAAGATGTAGATCCTAAAGTAATGTTAGCATTTGCAGGATCGATTGGTGTATTTGCAGGTTCATTATACTTAGTTAGTAAAGTAGCAAAAGACGCAATTAAAGGAGCAGCAGCTATGGCAATTGTTGGCGTATCTTTAATACCAGCAGCTAAAGCATTCCAAATGATGGCCGGAGTAGATTTTGCTCAAGTTGCTTTATTATCTGGGTCATTAATAGTATTAGGTGGAGCAGCAGCTTTATTAGGAGCATTATCAGGAAATATTATTACTGGAGCAGTTGCACTAGGTATATTAGGATTAGCATTAGTACCTGCAGCATTTGCATTCAGTTTATTAAAAGGAGTAGATACAGGTAGTATTATAGCATTCTCTATTGCGTTACCTTTATTAGGATTAGCAGCAGCAGGATTAGGATTTTTAGCTCCATTTATAATGGCAGGAGCAGGTGCTTTAGCAGTTCTAGGAGCTGCAATGATTCCAGCAGCAATAGCATTTAATATAATGGCTAAAGCTGATCTAGAAAAAATAGCTACAGGACTAGCAGGAATAGCATCAGTAGGACCACAACTTGCATTAGCTGGTATTGGAATGGTTGCATTAGCAGGAGGAGCAGCTGTATTAGGATTAGCATCACCTATGTTACTATTTGCTGGAGGAGCATTAGCTGTGTTAGGAATGGCTGCACAAATAGCTTCAAATGCTAATATAGAAGGTATAGCAAGTCAATTAACTCAACTAGCAGGAATAGGTCCTGGATTAGTAGCAGCAGGTGTAGGGTTATTTGCTGTAGCAGGAGGAATGACAGCATTTGCTTTAGCAATGGCTGGAGCTTCTGCATTAGGAGCTTTAACTTCAATATTTGGAGGAGGAGTAATGGGTGATCTAGAAGCATTAGCAGCAATGTCAGAACCATTATCACAAGTAGGAGTATCATTAACAGCAATAGCAGCTGGTTTATCAGGAATTGCTTTAGCTTTAAGTACTTTAGA